GCCACTGTACGGCCCGCGTCGGTCGCGAGCAATGGCACCGGGCAAATTTCAGTTACTGATTGACACGAATTTTAGTAGTATCTACTATCGATGCGGTTACGGTTCACGCTCGACCCTGCACCCTCGCGAGACTCCACGATGGCGACTGCAACGACGGCCACGAAGGCGACGAAGCCCAAGGCGACCCCCCGCGGCGCGCGGAAGGCGGGGGAAGAGGACATGACGCCCATCCCGAGCGATTCCGGCCGGTACCTGGCTGCGAACGTTGTGAAAGGGGAGGACGGCGCGGCGACGGCGGGCGAATCTCTCGACCACCTCGGAGAAATTGTCCGCTTCGACGTGACGTGGGGGGATCTCGACGAATTCCCCGTCGTCGTGACGGATCGGTCCAACGAAGCGAAGTTGCTCGCGTCCCGTCGTTGGCTCGCGAAGTGGGAACGCTCGGAACTATCGTTCAAGGGCATCGTGATCTACACCTGTCCGCCCGGCTGGGAGGCCAACGACTTCCTTTGCTGACGGCCCTGGCCTCCCAGGGATATGAAGCCTCATGCGGGCGTCGCGGGTCGAAGGGCCCGACGACGCCCGTTTCGTTTCGAAGCCGCCGCCCCCCCCTGGGAGGCCACGCAGGGGCGTCTAGAAGCCCCTGAGACGCGACGTCGCCGCTCGCCGTCGTTTCCCCTCGGCTTCGCGGCGTGGACGCCGTGGCGGCCGTCCTGGGCCCCCTGGCGTGCAGCAGGCCAGGGAGGGGCGACGAGCGATCCGCCGGAAGGGGACTCGCTCCTCTCGATCCCCCCGCGGCGGGCTTGCCCGCGAGATTGCTTGCATCCTGTTCTCGCTGGCGTGGGAGGCGGCCGGGTACGTCCTGGCGTTCATCGGGCTCGTGTGGCTCGCGTCCCTCTTCCGGGGGGCCTGATGGCCAGGTCGATCCGGTATCGCTCGACGGCGGCCGGGAAGCCCCGGAAAGGCCCCACGAAGGCCGCGAGACAGGAGGCGTGGCGTTTCTACGCTTCGGCCCCCTGGAAGCGTCTACGGGCCGTCAAGCTGGCTTCCAACCCCGTCTGCGAGCATTGCGCGGCCCGAGACGTGACGACGGCCGCCGTGGACGTGCATCACGTCGAGCCAAGAGCGACCCGGCAGGATTTGGCGTTAGACCTCGATAACCTCGTGTCGCTATGCAAGCAATGTCACACGATCGAGGAACTTAGGCGGCGAAGGGGGTAGCGGTCCGGGTGGTCCGGGTGGTCCGGGTGCTTTCTATTGTAGCCCCCTATAGCACATATTCGCTTCTCACCTGTTCAGTACCTACTGTTCATACCCTAAGTGAATTTGAGTTAGACCCGTTGCAATAAGAAATCACTTGAACCACCCGGACCACCCGGACCAAAGGCCCATTATGGACGCATGCAAGACATCGAACATCGAGACGGCGGCTTTGCTCCCGGAAGGGGCTGAGGTCAAGGCTTTCAAGGGCGGTTTGAGCAGGATCGAGCAAGCCAGGGCGGACCATTACCAGCGTCTTTGCGAGGATCTCGCACTGATCGAGGCGAGATTGCGTCCGTGCATCTTCGAGGATCCTTGGTACTCGGGCGGCTCGCCGAGAGGGGCGATCGCCTCGGGCTCGCCGGAAGCGGCCGTGGAGATCCTGAAAGCCCGGTTCAAGCCCGACGAAGTCCGCGAGATGGAGCAGCGATCCACATGATTTCATTCATCTGTTTCTCCCTCATGGCCCTGGCGTGTCTCGTCGTCATGGGGCCGGAGGCTCGGGGCCTTCGACGCGGGGCGAGACACGACAATGAGTGACGTCGTGCTCCAGTGGGAGACTGAGCGATGACCAGTCTTCTCGTTCCGTTCGCTGTCGGCTGGCTCCTAGGGACGCTCTACGTCGCTCTAAAGCGGACCTGACGGCAGGGGGGTAGGGGTCGTTTTTGCTGGGGGATCGAAGGCCCCTCACCGAGCCTTTCCCCGCGCGTGTGAAATGCCAAGTTTTGAAGACCCCCCCCCTAAGCGAATCTCCCACCCCTGCATGGGTGGCATCGGAGGGGGCGGCGGGGGAGGGCGGAACCGATGGGCAAGAGGGGGCCTAAACAGCGGCCTACGGCCCTCGCGGTGGCGGCCGGCACGCGGGCCAGCCGGATCAACCTGGACACGCCTACGGGCACCGGGGGCGATCCTAGCCCTAGCAAAATTTTTTTCGACGGTTTTCCGGGGTCCCCTGTCGACGTTGAATCCGCAAGCCATGTGGCGTCTGAATTTTATGATCTAATGTACAATTCACATTGATTTATAGATCAAATCATGCTCCCGCAAAACCGTATTCAAGTCGTAGCGTCGGTGCTATGTTACAAAGCGTCGGGAACCCGCGCGCTTCGACGTCGATCTGTCCGAGTGAGGCAGCGGCCGAAGGCCAGTAATCCACCGGTCCATAGCGATCAGGGGCCGGGGATCTATCTACCGCGATATCGCGGGCGACTTTAACGGGAGGGGCGATAATGCCGCCTGATGAACGGGGGGAGGTTGTACGCGTCGACGCCGATAGGGCGGACGCGATCCGGTCGGCGATCATCGCCCGATGCGCCGTCCGAGGTATCAGTAACGCGAGCATCGGGCGGATAGTCGGGCTGTCCAGGTCGGGCGTCGGCGTCCGACTGGCGAAGACGACGCCGGACGAGTTGAGGCGTCTGGCGGCCGTCGACCTGGGGGACATCCTCCGGCCGGCGGTCTGATCCCCCTGGGAGGCCCTGCACGGGGCTTCCGGAGAAGGGGCGAGTAAACGGAGCGGTGCGTCTCGCGGACGCTTCCACGGGCCTTCCAGGGCCGTGGGCGACGCCGCGCGCGGTTTTCATCAAAGGTTCAGCATCAAGGGAAAGCAGCATGGCGACGTTAAGTTTCGGCGAGTTCTACGGTACGGCGGTCGAGGGTCGTTCCTGGGGCCCTCTTCCGCATCAGGACCCCGGGAATACGAGGAACGGCAAGCACGCGTATTCGCTGCTCCGGGCGATCGAGAGCGCCACCCAGGCCGGGCGGCCTCCCGGGAGAGTGGACGGCCTGGAAGGGGAAGTCGATTCCGAGCTTCGGAAGCGATACCCGGACCGCACCCCCCGAGGGTTCTGGGTACCGGTCCTGGGGGATGTGGAGTCGGAGGAACGGGCCCTGGACTCGACGACCGGGGCGGGGGCGGTCAGGACGATCGTGCCGGACCTCGGGGTCGTCGACGCCTTGCGAGCCCGGACCGTCCTGGGGAGCCTGGGGGCTCGGGTCCTGTCGCTCCCCCGCGATCAGGGCGGCAAGGTGAAGCTCCCTCGTCGTGGGACCGCGGCGGCGGTGGGTTGGACGGCCGAGGGGGCGGGAGCCCCGGAGGCGAATCCGACGATCGACGCCGTGACGCTGACGCCGAAGACGGTGTCGGCGAAGGTGGCCGTCACGAGGAGATTGCTGAAATCGGCCTTCGAGCGCGACCACGAGCGTCGCGTCCTGGCCGACATCGCGACCGGCATCGGCGTCGAGATCGATCGCGTCGGCCTGGTCGGCGACGGCGTCGGGAAGCCGACGGGCCTGCTGAACACGGGGGGCGTCAACTCCGTGGCGATCGGGGCGAACGGCGGGGCCGCGACGCGGGCCGTCCTGGTCGAGTTGGAACGGCTGGTCGGGGTCGCCAACGGCGACGCGCCGGCGGACGTGTCGCTCGGCTGGATCGGCTCGCCGAACGTCCGGGCCGCGATGCGGAAGATCGCCGACGGGTCGGCATCCTGGCTCTGGTCGGACGCCGAAAGGGTGGTCGGCAAGCCGGCGTACGCCACCACGAACGTCCCGAGCAACCTGACGAAGGGGAGCGGGACGAACCTGTCGCCGCTGCTGTTCGGCAACTGGCGGGACTGCGTGGTGAACCTGTTTACGCCCGTGGACTTGCTGGTCGACCCCTACAAGCAGTCGACGGACGGCGTGGTCCAGGTCTCCGCATTCCAGGACGTCGACGTCGCGTTCCTGCACCTCCTCAGCTTCGGCGTCGTCGGCGACGTCGCCACCGGCTGACCGTCCTCCGCAACGACGGGGCTGCATCGATGAGCAATCCGGAAGGAGGGCGGGGGGGCGGCGCGGCCGCGTCTCGCGGCCCGTTCGTCCTGGTCAAGATCCTCAAGGCGGGCGTCGTCGCCGACGGGTCGGGCGTCTCCTGGCCGGCGGGGGCGTCCGTCTACCTCCGCGAGCGGGACGCCGTGGACGCCTCGCTCGCCGGGACGGTGGAGATCCGGCCGGGGGAGCTGAGCCCCCAGGGCCTCGATTACCTGGCCGGCGAGGGGTCCCGGCCCTACGTCATAGCCGGCCCCAGAGACGAATCCGGGCCGGTCGTCCTGATGGTCGCCAAGCGGGACGGCGTCATGTGCGCCAACCGCTTGATGACGAAGGGCGAAGTCGTCCAGGTGCCGGAGAGGGTGGCCTACGTGCTCCTCAGACGGCACCGATTCAACAGCCCCGACCTGGAGACGGCGGGGGGCTTCACGCTCTCGTCAGGGGAGCTTGAAGCGGCGTGGACGGACCCGAAGCTCGACGCCTTCAACGTCTTCTAACCCCGACGAGCCGGGGACGTCAAGAAATCGCATCACGGAGAAATGATATGTCTGCCACCGTCAAGGTCATCGAGCGCTTCTTTCACTCGGACGGCACGATCGAGGGGCCGGATGAATTCGAGGGCCCGCGAATCAGCGTCAAAGTCATTCGGGACGGCGAAGTCGGCGGCAAGGCCGTGAAGAAAGGCCAGACGATCTCGCTCTGCGAGCGGGACGCCATCCGAGAGATGTGCTGGAACCACCCTCCAGTGATCGAAATCGACTCGTCCAAGCTCACGCGGATGGGGAGCATCCTCTTGCGCAGCCGAGGCTACGGGTACTACGAAGAACCCGTGGGGACGAAGGGAGTCATTCCCAAGATCAAAGTCGTCGGCACCGAGGATGACGCCTTGGTCGGCTACCGGGTCCTGAGGAAAGGCGAGGTCCAGGAGCTTCCGGAAGACGTGGTTTGGGGATTGCTCCAAAGTCCGGTCCATGTCCGGTTCGATCTCGCCCCGGGGGCCGAATTCACCCTGCCTCCGGAGACGCTCCGCGCCATGGTCGCGGACATGACGTTCGACGTCAATCACCACTCCTGACCCGATCCACGCCCCCGCCGACGTCGGCGGGGGTTTTCTTTCACGATGACGCATAGGCATCGGAAATCATGAACACTAAACCGATTAGAGTCCGCGTATTGGACGCTGGAGCCGTCCGCCAGGGGTTCAGGGACGGCAACTTCATCCAGATCCGCAAGGGGAGCGAGTTCGACGCCCATCCCGTCGAAGCCAAGCTCCTGTTGGAGTCGGGCGCCGTCGAAGTCGTCGCCGGGGCGGACGACGTCCGCGGCGCGACGTCCCCGCGTCCTTACCGATCGGGCCGGGAGTTCGCAACTTCGGCCTGAATCCCCGACGCCCCTGCCCCCACGAATCGAGGCGGGGGCGTCTCTCCCCCCTGGGTGGCACCATGAGCATCGAGTATCGAGACGTATCCGGGCCGGTGGGCGTGCGGGATTCGGGGGGGCGTCCCCCGGTTATCCGCGGCTATGCGGCCGTCTTCGACCAGTGGACGACGCTGTACGAGGACGACCACGCCGTCATCCGGGAACGCATCCGGCCCGGGGCGTTCGCGAGGGCGCTCCGTGAGCGACAGGACGTCCGGGCCCTGTTCAATCACAACCCCAGCCTGTTGCTGGGCCGGACGCTCTCCGGGACGTGCCGGCTCTCGGTCGACTCGCACGGCCTGGCCTACGAAGTCGACATGCCGGACACCACCATCGGCCGGGACTGCCTCATCTTCATCCGCCGGCGCGACGTCACGGGATCGTCCTTCGGATTCAGACTCCGTCCCGGCGGCCAGACGATCACGCGCTCGATGGATCGCGGGACGGGCCGTCGCGTGATCGAGCGGGACGTGATGGACCTGGACCTGTTCGACGTCTCCCCGGTGACGTACCCGGCATACCAGGGGACGGAAGTCGGCGTGAGGCAGGGGCGGGAGCCGTTGGACGCCGCGCGTCTCGCCCGGATGGAGAAGCTTCGCCGGGACATCGACGAAATGTTGAGGGCGTCATGAAAAGGTCGAGCGCCGAAAGGCCCGTCGAGCGCGTGGAGCCCGGCACCGTCCGTCGCCGGAAGCCGATGAGGCTGAGGGCGGCCGAATCGGTCGGGAAGGGGACGGACTTCGATCGCGTCCTGTGGGTCGCGAACATAGTCGCGGGGGCCGCTCGCTTGCGGGCCCTGGTCACGTTGTCGTTCGGCCCGATGAACGCGTCCCAACTCGCCACCGCGGCGCGAGCCGGCCGGGATATTTCGTGCGAGCTTCGGACCATGAAGTGTCTGGGACTTCTCGATTCCCACCGGGAAGGCCCGTTCGTCGTCTATTCGCTGACGGATCGCGGCCGGAAGATCCTGACGGCGCTGGTCGAGTGCGCGGCGGCGTGATCCCCGGGGAGAGGCCGGAACGCGAAACGGCCGGGCCCGCCTCGCGGTGGGCGGCCCGGCCGTCATGTCTCTCGAAATCGAGGGCCGGTCAGGCGGCGCGGCGGCGGGCCAGGACCAAGACGCCGACGACGCCGACGCCCAGCATGGCCACCGAGGCCGGCTCGGGGACGGCCTGGATCGTGAATCCCGAATCGAAGGCGAAGCCACCTGCGATGGCCGAGCCGTCGGTGTTGGTCACCGCCGTGATCGTGATCGTGTTGGCGAAGTTCGCGACGGACTCGCTCCCGAAGGCCGCGAAGGCTTGCGCCCACGCGTAAAGGTTGAAGCTGTAGCCCCCGAGAGACGGGTTGTATTGAAGTTCAAACGTCTTGGTCCACCCGAAAGACCTTCCGAAACCGCCGCTGTTGTCGTCGAGCCGGGTGTAATCGCCGTCCGGACCGATGACGTAGCTGGGGTAAGGGAGCGCCTGGGCGGCGGCGGCGACTTCGGAACCCGGAAAAGCGCCGGCCCCGACGGGAGGGCTGCCGACGCCGACGCGCGGGCGCGACGGAACGAGCGAAAAGCCGACCCGAGCCGAAGCGGAGTTGATCTTCCCTTCGACGTCGGGCCGGGACATGGCGAAGCTGCCGTCGACGGTGATGGAGAAAGAAATCTTCTCGGGGGAGGAGCCGCCCGCCAGCCGGATGACGTCGCTCCACCACCCGCCGGCGTTGGCCTGCAGGTTGGAGTAGTTCGTTTCTGCCGATGCCCTCGAAACCAGGTGGATTCCGGCACCGGGGCCGAGCAGATCCACCACAGCCGAAGCCGCCGCGCCGTGGGATTCGCCGCTCGCACCGGAACTGGTCGCCCCGGTGTCCCAGGAGTTCCAGTCGCCGCCCTCCCCCGTCATGTCGGGTTTGATAAATCCGTAGACTCCACCGACAGCCGTCATAGCCAGAGAATCCGCCCTCGCATGCCCCGCAACGATCAGGCAGAACCCCAGTGCGACCACGGTGATTTTCGCTTGCTTCACGACCAGGTTCCCTCTGACTAGAGGCTTGTGCAACGAATCGCCCGAAGTCGGGCATAATAAAGAGCAAATACGCCCTATTCAACCAATATGGCGACAGCCTGGACAGGTCATCCCGTCATCGACGCCTCCCCCGCGCGTGCGAACGTCGGCCCGCCCTGGCCCCCAGCCGGCCGTCCTCCATGACCTCGGCCGTCTCGGCCTAGCCCGCGGACTCGTCGGCCGGCGCGTCGCCTGCTGAATCTTCTGGTGCGCATGTTGAAGGAACGAGGCTCGCGGACCGGGAGGATATTGACGGCCACGCAAGGTCGCTGTCGCCAATCTCCAGACGTCGCCAAGAGGATTGTGAATGTCCAGGTGGAGAGCTACCATTCCCTAAAGTTAGGCATGCCTTCACACCGCATTTACAATGCATTAACATGTCTAAATCCAAGTCACTTCGGTTGTCGGATTTCCGGGCTATCGCTCGATTAGCCGGCGATTGCCGCGACCTAGGAGATGATCACGACGCCTGGCGTGGACACCTTCTCGGCGGCTTGGCCGATCTCGTGGATTCAGAGTTCTGCTGCACGGGGGAAATGGCGGGGTGCCGTAGTCTCGACCTCAAAGACCTGGGAGTCGTCTTCTGGTGGCGTGATCGATCGCTTCATCCCGCCCCCGTCGATGCGGAGACGGATGAAATCCTGCGGGACCCCAATAACTGGCCGGCCCAGTCCCTCTACCACATCAGTACTCGTAACGATGTAGGTGCCTGCCGGACGCGTCGCGATATCATCGATGACCGGTCTTGGATGTCGATGGCCGACCATCGACTGTCCGTGGAAGTCGCGAACATCGACCATCCGATGTGGTGCTTTAGGCCCATGCCCGGCGGCGGACCGGACGAGCACGTCGGGTCGATCTTCTATCGCATCAAGGGTCGCGGCGATTTCGCTCCGCGAGATCGAACGATTGTCGGCCAAGCCTTCGAACTGGTCGCCCCCCTGGTAGGCGGCTCGCTGGCCCGGTTCTCCGAGCCTTCTCCGAAGGATCTGGGTCGGCAGACCCGTAGAGTGTTGCGATGTTTGTTGGAAGGCGACGGCGACAAACAGATCGCCGTCCGCATGAACCTAAGTCGCTACACCATCAATCAATACACAAAGTTGATATATAAGCACTTTAACGTTAAAGGACGCACTGAATTGATGGCCCGATGGATTCGGCGAGGGTGGGGCACGAATTTCCATTGGGCAGAATGACCAGCCTCGCCCCGACCCGTCGGCGGGCAACGACTGAGACTTGAATCCCGCCGGATTTCCGCCGTCGAACGCGTCCGATAATCGCTCTTATGCTCGCCGGCCGTTCCACGCCCGAAATCAACTCGATTCCATGGCGTGGAACTCGCGCCGCAGGCATAATCGGAATCAAAATTTACAGGCGGAATGAGAGTCTATCGGACACTCAGCAAAGAAAGCAGTGAACACATGGCTCCTGAGGTTGGAGGGGCGGTCGCCACGGATTGGGCCGCGTGGATTGGTGCTAC